AAGATCACTACATTTACACCGAAGGAAGCGCGCAGTAAACAAGATACTTGGCAAGGACGGTTTGAAGGAATGGCCAAGAGAATACTGGAGTAAAACTTCTGAAGGTCTTCACAGGAATTATAGGTTAAATGAAGTTAAGGTATTATCAACAAGAAGCCATTGATGAAACTCTGAAGTGGCTGGACACGCAACAAACTCATCCGTTGATTGTGCTGCCTACTGGCAGCGGTAAGACAGTTGTCTTTACAACGATCATCAAGCAGCTGTTTGATAGAGATCTTGATTGTAGGGTTCTTATCCTGGCTCATCGACAGGAGCTAATTAGCCAAGCGAAGGATAAGTTGTTGTCTGTCTGGCCATGCGCACCATGCGGCATACTCGCTGCTGGACTGAAAGAGTTTGACGCTTCCTCCCCTGTAGTGATTGCAAGCAGAGACACGCTGGCAACACCCAAGAGACTGGAAGATGCAGGCGAGTTCGACTACATCATTGTGGATGAAGCTCACCATGTTGGTCTTGAGAAGGCCAGCCGCTATCAAAAGATATTCAACAACTTCAATACCACTCAGCACTATGCGCCCAAGATATTTGGCGTGACTGCAACCCCATACCGTATGGGCCAGGGGTTCATATACGGTCTTGGAGATGAGTTCTTTGGCGGTGTGTCTTATCAGATAGGCATACCTCAGTTGATCAAGGACGGTTATCTCTGTCGCTTATCTGCATTCAAGGTGGATGACAAGGCAGTGATCGATGCGTCAACTGCGAGGGTGAAGTTCAAAGGCGGCGATTACCGCGAGTCTGACCTTGAGAAGCTGGCCATGGAAGATCAGACCATGTTGGCGATCATTGCTGACTGGATCGATAAAGCGTACAGCAAAGGTCGATTAAGCACTGTGTTCTTCTGTGTGACTGTCGCTCATGCCAACAAGATGTGCATGTTGTTACAGAACGCTGGCATCGAGGCAGCTGTTGTTACAGCCAACACACCTGGTGATGAACGCGCAGAGATTTTGGAGAAGTTTGATAACGGTGCGATCAATGCGTTGTGTAACGTAGCGGTACTCACTGAAGGATGGGATGCGCCCAGGACTGATTGCATTGCGCTACTCAGGCCAACTAAATCACTCGGCTTATATGTGCAGATCTGTGGCAGGGGCATGCGTACATGGGGTGACAAAAAGGACTGCCTGCTCCTTGATTACGGTGAGAACATGAACAGGCACGGCTGTATAGACAGAGCAAGGCCAAACACCAAGCCAGATGATGAAGAGCCAAAGATATGGATATGTGATGCAGTTACATCGGCAGGGCATCCTTGCCTAGCTGTTAATGACTGGGTTGATAAGAAGTGCATTGAGTGTGGGGCTGATAAACCCAAAGGTGCGGCTCCTCCTCAACGCAAAGAACCAGAGATAGCCAAAGACCGTGTTGCTGCCGAAGGCAGTGTGCTATCTGATGAAGCTGGCTTGAACATCAAAGATGTTGAGAAGGTAAAAGATGTTGAGTTCGCACGGGCTGCAATTAAAACATCCAAGAGTGGTAATGATTATCTCAATGTTGAGTTCAAACTGGTCGATGAGTTCTGGCCTCAGTCAATGCCATTCATGATAGGGATGAACGGACCCGCTGGGATCATGGCTAAAAAGAAATGGAAAGCATGCGCAGCGAAAGGAACGCCAGTGCCATGGACAATTCAGCAGGGAGAAGAACTGATCAACGACCATGGGTGCTTTGATCACATACAGAAAATCACAGTAAGAAAAGAAGGAAGGTATTGGAATGTTGTCAGCGTCTATTATTGATTCGTATAACCGTCAGTTAATTGAAAAGGTTGATGAGTGGATTGCCTCTAACAACGAGGGGCATAGGGGCCATCTTGGCTTCAGTGTTATCGGTGACGATGATGAACACAAGCAGTGGATGAACTTTCACTGGTGCTTACCTAATGACTTTGATGGTCGAATGCTTAGATTGTTTGATCTGGGTAACCGCATCGAGGACCAGGTGGTTGAGAATATAAGAGACAGCAAGGAAGCGACTGGCGTTTCAATTGCTTCTCACGGTAAGGATGGCAACCAGATCAGGGCATCTACCCTGGGAGGACACTTCGCAGGATCATGTGATGGATGGTTGCGTGGGGTGCTGCCTGAACCAAATAAGGAAGAGGTTATTCTTCTTGAGGTCAAGAGCGCAAACGACAAACGCTGGAAAGAACTGGAGAAACTGGGTGACTACGAGCTCTGGAGCGAGACATATCGCTGGCAAATCCATGGGTACATGGGCGTATTTGGTCTGACCAAATGCATGGTGATTGTGGTTAACAAGAACAACAGTCAGATCTACTCACAAATCATAGACTATAACCCAGATATCTGGGAGAAGGCTCTAGAACGCGCTGATAGGATCATTACTAGTGAGGAGCCTCCCTACCAAGGGAGAATGTCAGAGAAGGACTGGCGGCTTAAGGGGCAGTCTCAGGCGTATATCGATATATATCAGCGAAAAAGGTTCCCCCAGTCTGTTAATTGCAGGAACTGTGCGTTCTCAAAGCCACTGACTACCAGCAATGGGGCTACATGGATATGCAAGCGTACCAATAAAGCCATAGATCTGGAGACCCAAAGGGCTAGTTGCGAGAACCATTTGTGGAATCCTAAGCTAATCATTACTGCCACTCACCTACCTGAAGAGAGTGACGATACCAAGATAGCGTATGAAGCGGGGTTCACTAAATTCTATAACGCGATACCCTCTGCCAGAGAACCTGGTCATTACTACAGTAGCGCAGAGCTCAGAGAGTTATCGAAGTGTCAGTTCGATTTGAAGATGATGAAGATGGCAGGAGATGTGAAGTCAGAGTTCCCTGGAAGTACAGTGGATCATCTTGATGAAACGAAAGATGCTTTCTAAACCCTTGGGTCTTTGATGATATTGATTTTTACACCAGGATATAATGCCTCAACGAGTTTTTTCTTGAGGCTGAACACCTGTGTGATTACTCCTTTGGTATCCTCGATAACCCAGTCACCATAGTAATCTTTGTATCTGAAGTCAGCCACATACTTGCAGATGTGTTTCTCCTTACCCTCTACTGTAATCTTGCAAGGGAAGTCTATCTGGACCTCAAGGTCTGTTATTTCATTTTTATCCTGGCGTTCTTTCAGTACCTTGTATCGAGCGGCTTCAAGCTTGGAATCAAAAGTAATCCCATCGTATTCAGTCTTGACTGCAAAGTATTTGCTTTTCTTTTTCTTGGCCCGTTTAGGGATCAATTACTGTACGCCTAAGAGTTTTCTTAATTCTAAGTCTCTTAGTGCTTGTGTTCCAGTTCCGAATAAAGATTGAGGCTGTTGTTGAGTTGGCACTGAAGGAGTGATTGCAGGTGGAGACTGAACTGGTTGAGCAGGTGGAGCAGCTTGGGCTTCTTGCTCTGCCGCTGCTTCAGGTCGGAATCTCCTGCCCTGAAAATCTGAGTAAGCAGCGCCTATGTCACTCATGTTGAATGGATTCGCAAGCTTGTCCTCATCACTACGATATGCAAACGCCATGGTTTCTGAGCTTGGAAAGAATGCATTGAACCGACCCGCAAGTAAGTAATTCAGGTTTGGAGTCTTCGCTTCTTTTAGAGGTCTATAAATTTCAGAAGTTGTTAAGCCAAGAGTTTTAGCATCTTCAACTGCCATATTTAAATTACGAAGCGCCTTGAATCGTTGTTCGTTTGCAGTGATATATGCTTGGGTAATATCCTCTGCATTTTTGCTGCCCCTGGTCTTAGCTACCTGGTTAAATATTCTTGCGGCATCTCGTACTTCTCTTGCTGCCTCAAGACCTCGGTAATACAAAACTCTATCCAGTCTTGGCTTGAGACTCTTGACCCCAGTTAAAGCTTCAGCAAACTCTTGTGCTGGGTCAATTTGATATCCCTGCCTATCAACTGTTTGTTCTGGGTTAACACCTAGTACAGAACCAATTGCTTTTGGAAACCCTCTAGCAGTTAAATCCAAATATCCAATTGAAGAGGAAACATCGCCTTTTATGTCAACAGGGCTTATACCAGGCATTATGCCATCTGAAAGATGCGCAAAAGATTTAGCCATCTTCAATCCTAAAGGATCTGTTTCAAGCCATATGTCAGCGCCGAAACTTGTTTTGTTTCTTGCAATATCAAACATCTTTTCCGTGATGATTGACTCATCCATAAAGGGAGCAAAGTATTCATAAAACGCTCCGCTCTCTCCAAAGCTTGCATCAAAAGCAATCTCACTTAATTCTTTTTCACTGGTAATACCATTTTCCACAGCGTTATACACAGCTTTGAATGGTCTTGCTAGATAGTCATATGGATTGGTGTAAGAAAAATTATATAAGTCTGTAATCTTTCCATCTTTGTTGGTGGCTATTGGTATTAAAGTAGAGTTTCTGTCCCACTCATAAGCAGCGGATCTCTTATAGGCTTGAACTTGATCATCAGTAGCGCCTGACAATAACAAACCACCTTGGTAAAGAGTCGCTGGTATTGCAGCGTTAACTGAAAGAGAACCAACCAATCGCTTCATCCCTATTGATCTTATTTCAGGAGATTCGCTGGCCAACTCCTTGACTGCTCGATTCATTATGTTGCCACTGGTTCTTATTATTTCTGCGGGGAAAGCAACGAAGTTACCAAAAGGTAACTGTCTTAATCTTTTAATCGCTTCTGGAACCCTTGCATAGTTTGGCACGGTGTCTTTTACAATCTCAGCGGCTTCTCTTTTCAATGCGGTTTCAAAAACATCGTCTGGAATTAAATTTCCTTGCGAGTCTGTTCTTTTAATAACTGGGCCAAACTCATTAAAGTTTCTGGGATCAGACACAGCGATTGATGCATTTGGATTAGCGTCAAATGCATTTTTTAATTTACCGAGCTCCATCTCATAACTGTATGTTTTCCAGACATCATCAGAGCCTTGATATAACTTACCCGCTAATGTGTTTTGCACATTCCTAGCGTAGTTAAATCCTTTTCTAGCAACTTGTGGCATGTACTGAGTCGCGCCAACTGCATCATCTAAGAGTGATTCAAATTCACCAATCTTTGAGTTTGTGTTTATAACTCCCAGATCAATTAACTCATTGTAGTATTTATCAATATCATCTTTAGTTGCTTTACCTTTACCAAAACCAGCGCGCTTGTTTGCTATGTTTGTAAATATAGTAGCAACCGAATCAACTAATGAATCCACGTTACCTACATTGCCATTAGATAAAGCAAAGAACCCAGCTGTTGTTCCGTTTCTTATTTGTGTAACTGGGCTAAAAACAGTTTTAGCTATCTGAGACATACCTTTAACGCCTAGGAAAGTAGCATACAAAGGAAACGTATCAGCCAAATTAAAGTACTTTGGGGTATCTTCAAACGCCGCTTTGTATTCGTTCTTTACATACTTTCCAGCCAACGGGCCAAATCTTTGCTTTGCTTGAACGCTAACTTCAGCTGATGGATCAAGTCCATCTGCGCCAATCCTTGAGTATTGACCTACGTTCTCTGGCCCTTCTGGTAATTTATCAAATAAAAATCTATTCTTACCTTGTCGAGCGAGTTCATCGTTATAATCGACTAGGTTCTTAAAGTAACTACTCTTTGCTATTTGTTTAGAAAGGACATCAACTGTTTCGACCATCCTTGTTTTTAAACCAACTTGTTGCTCTGCTAAATCCCTGCTTCTTATAATCTCTGGCCTTACCCTGCCAATAACATCTTTTGCCCCAGTGTATTCGCCAAGAAAATCTCTGATAGCAGGAAGGTCATCAAGCTTTCTTCCCTTGAGTGGCCCTTGTGATATACCAGTTAGTGTGTCTTTATCGATAACGCCATTTGGGGTCATGTTTGCGTTAGTGAATCTTCCCTGAAGCATGTCATTTAAAATAGCTCTGGCTTTGCTTGCATCCAATGCTTTGTCTGGAGGCAAGCTTTTAGTAGCATTAACTAACTCTTCAACAGCTTGATCTGTTTGAGCGGTAGTTGGTTTGTAATCTGTATCTTTAAATGCTCGATACAATCTAATCCCATAATAGGTTTTGTTGTCTCCGATAGTTGTACTAAGAGTGTTTTTAATTTCATTAGAAATTAAAGGATCATCAATCATTTCTTTAACTGATGTGCTTAACCCATCAATCTCATTTCTAATCTTTGTTGCAGAATTAAATAAACTTAAATCTTTTTTACCAAACAAACTTTTTGGCATGTTCTTACCAATGATGTCATCAATTTCTTTCAGTTCATTTTCAGCTCTTGTTTTAACTGTTTCTCTACTAACTTGTTTTGACCCCTTAGTAATGTCTTCTGCAAATAGATAATCATTTACTGTGTTTAATATTCTGCTTTGATCCTGATTGTTAAAAATGCCACCATTTTTATTAACGAATGACATTGCATCATCAAGTTCGTTTACAGCCTGCCTTACTTTGTTATTGTGAGCAGAAACTTCAGCAACTTTTAATTGATTCAACTGTGCTGAAAAACGATCTGGCATTTCGCCCTGAACAGTTAAATACTTTCTAGCTTGTTTACGAAGCTTGTCAAAGTTTCTAGCAAAGAAAGCAGGGTTTTCCAGGTCTGGTTTAACACCCACATTATAGAACGGAGTGTTTGGATCTTTGATTGCTTGAGCGGCAGCCTTAGTCATTTCTGTTTTCCCAAGCGCATCTACTCCCTTACCAAGACCAGCCATGCCTAACCTTGCGATAGCAGGAACACCAAGAACAATAGAGGCTCCTTCTGCCGCGACTTTAAGTCTGTTTGCAAGAGTAGCTGATGCGAGTTCTGCGCCTGCAAGATTTTCTGTTTCTATTCTTCGGGTAGGGCCGACATCAAAGAAGTCGCCAAGGGTTTCTACATCTGGGGTAGTTGCAGCAACATCAGCCGCAGCAAATGCGCCAACTTGACCAGCCTTGGCCATCTGTAATCCTTTAGCTGCTTTAGCTGCTAGTCCACCAGGCACTGCAAACTGGGTAATAAACTTAGCGGCTTCTCCCAAACCCGTTGAGGTTTCAGGTTTGTACTTGGCAAAAAACTTTCTTAACTCTTCTGAACTTCCTTCATCAGATCCAGAGATGGCTTCGTATGCTTCAACAGGCAGGGTAGATATGCCTTCAACAGCACCAACCAATCCAGCGCCAACGCCTCTTACAATATCTCCTACCGCAGAGATATCTTCTTCTCCTAACTCTGCACCTCTTGGTACGAATGGATTGTTATCAAGATATTTTTGAGCGGTTCTTCTGGCCACATCAGCATTATCTGTATCGACAGGGACCACTCTCCCATCAGGTAACTTAACGCTTATCATTCTGGTTTTTGCAGAGGTATTTGCTCACCAGTCTGAGAGCTTACTGGTGGCGAAGCCATGCCCAACCTTCTTCTTGCCATGAGATATGAATCTCTTTCTGCTTTTTGTATTCCATCTTCCGTTTGATATTCAGGGCGTTTCAACAAACTTGCTTCTATTTCTGTTTGAAGATCAGCAAACAAAGAAAGTTGTTCGCTTGTAGTGTCTTTGCTCAACAACAAATTAAGAATCTCATCACTGCTTGCTTCAGGCATTAACTTCTGCAAAACCTCTATGTTTTGTTCTAGTGCGGTTTCATCATCTTTTTGTTTCTGAAGAATATCGTACTCTTCACCCGCGATTACTACATCACTACCAAAGTTTCTTGGAACATATCCCTCTGATGCTTGACCAGCTTTCGCTAATTGATATTGAACCCTTGGGTCTGATAATTTTTCCATTAACATTCCACCAAGTCCTTTATCTTTTTCTTCTTCTCCACCAAAAGCTTCATCTTCTCCAAATAATGCTCTTGCTACTTTCCCTCCAAAAGGTCTAAATCCTGGAAGAACTTTTCTTCTTTCTTCCTCGACCTCAACATCTTCTTCTTCAGGCTCTTCTGGAACAACGACTGCGGGTAGATTTGGCATTTGATTCAAAGTAAATCCAGCACCTTGGGCAGTGTCTTCTTCTTTGCTAAGAGGTGCGCCAAGTTGTTCTGATGGATCTATCGCTTCTTCTTCATCATCACCACCAAATAACAGTGACCCTATCCCGCCTGCTCCTAGCGTTCCAAACCCTGTTACTACTGGTCTTCTCTTTGCAAAGTCAATCGCTCTTCTAGTTCTTGATGGCGAGTCAGCTGGAAGATCGGCTGGAAGATCGTCAAACAATTCCATTTGCTCTTCTTCTTCCTTTTGTTTTCGCTTAAGCATCTTTTTTGTTTTGTCTTTTAATCCACTTAACAATCCTGCAAATCCTACTTTGCCGCCTTTATTCATCTCAACAGGTTCATCATCAACATCTGTTGTGTATAACTCACCATTCCAGGTAAATACATCATCACCCTTGGCTTTATGGTGGGCAAAAGATTCTCTAAAAGGAACGCCGCCTTTACTTACGCCAACATTGTAATTTTTGTCTGACTGGCTAGGCTCCTCAACCATTAACGAACCTATGCCGCCTGGTGCTGGCATCTCTTCTTCTTCACCTGCTACTAACTCTGGCACTTCTGTGAGAAGCCTTGCGGTCTGGCCTCTTCCAAACGTCTTACCTCTAGTATCTCCAACACCTAGACGTATAGCTCTTTCAACTTTATCGGCAACTTTTTTGCCTTTAAATCCCATCCTTCCCAATCTAGATGCTATTGCACCAGGAGCGCCTACACCTGTAGCCATGAGTCCTGCTGTTGCAGTTCCTATAGCCACATCAGTTGGATCATCTGGATCAACAATAAAGAAATCAGTTAAGTCTCTTAGGTTTAAGCCTTGACCTTCAGGTGTTTTTTCAAAGCTAAAGAAGTCGCTCATTGTATCGTCTTCGCCAACAACCATTTCGCCTATTACTTCGGGGGCGACTCGCAAGTAATCCATAAATCCTATTTCGTCCTCTACCTCGCCACCTTCTTGATATCCTCGAACAGGGGCAACACCAGCCATTATCCCAAGTCCTTGTCTTTGCATAGGAGTTTGGAACATTGGTCTTTGCATAACTGGATTCTGCATCATGCCTCCTTGATTCATCGCGTTTGCTTCTGACAAAGCTATAGCTATGGCTTGTTTAGGATTGGTTACTTTCTTTCCAGAGCCACCGGATTTGAGAGTTCCGCTTTTGAACTCTCTCATTACCTTTCCTACTTTCTTTTCTTTTTTAGATGAGCTCAAAGGTATTAACCCTTACCCATCCCACCGAACAAACTCATCATCCCAGATGCTCCAGCCATAGCACCCTCAAGAACTCCTGGTTGCTGGAAGTGACTTATTCCTTGTTGTTGTGTTCCAACTCCAGTTCCAAACTGAGGTAAGAATCTAGACCCTTGATCAAGCATTTGCATGCCTCTTTGCAATCTCATGAATGGTTCATCAGCCATTTGTGTAGAAGCCCTGTATTGAGCATCAAGTCCTGCTTGCTGTATGCCTCTGCCCTGACCGCCAAGTTGCCCAAGAGTTCCTATTTGTGTGCCAAGCATCTGTTGTCCTTGTAGTCCAAGCCCAGCAATTCCTGCCGCTCCAGCGCGTTGCGCCGCACCGCTTTGTCCATAAGCATCCATAGCTTGTCTAAACTGCTGCCCAGTCAGTGCGCCCATACCTTGTGCTGCGCCTTGCATGCGACCCATTCGATCGCCAAATATACTAGAACCAAGTTGTTGTGCTTGAAGTGCTTGTGATCCAATGTTCTGGCCTATGCCTGCCCTTTGACCAGCAAGAGAACCAATCCCTTGCATACCAGATAATCCAAGCTGTCCTCCCTCTAGCGCGCCTCGTTGAGCTAATTGCTCTGCGCTCAGTCCTAACTGTCCAGCTTGACCCGCAGCAGATATACCAGTCTGCGCGCCAGCCTGTCCTAGTGATCCAGTTAATTGAGCAGCTTGTTGTCTTCTTGCTTGTGCTTGCTCAAATGCTTGCTGTGCTTGTTGTTGTGCTTGTTGAAATCCTTGCGATCTTAACTCAGCGCCAGTCCTAGCTTGTTGCTGCAATACGTTACGACCTATTTCTGCTTCTTGAACAGCACCTCTTGATCCACCAAATGCACCAGCCGCTACTTGTTGAGATCTTGCATCACGTTTTTGTTGCTCACCTAGTCTTGCAATCTCAGCTTGTTGCGCTTCGATAACATCTCGGTTGAAGGGGTCCATGTATCTGCTTGCAGCAGATGGGTCATATTCAGCGCCAGTTCCTGCTAGTCCTGCAATACCTCGCATTGCAGTACTTCTGCCCATCTGACCTGCGCTTCTTAAATCTCTTCCAGCAGCTGCGGTTTCTGCTCTTGCTCTTTGAGTTGCTTCTCCAGCACCAGTCTGTGCGCCTCTAATTTCTCCTGGTATGCCAGCTTGTGCGGCTCTTATATCACTTGATGCATCACGCATCATTTGTCTGCCTTCTTGGTCTATAAACTGTCGGCCAGTTGAAGGGTCATAAGCACCAGTGCTGGCTTCGTACAAAGCTCTAGCTCTTGGGTCAGCAAACAATCCTGATGTTGATGGATCAAAAGCGCCTGATGCTCGACGATACATGTCTTGAGCTTCAGCTAATTGGCTTCCAAAACCACCAAGACCTTGCGCTAAGTTTCTAGCTTGTATTTCTTGAGGAGAAAGACCTGCGACTTGTTGTATAGGAACAGGTATTTGTTGAGTGATTAACCCTTCAGGGCCGAAGTAAGACTCCAGCATGCGGCGACTTGCGAGTTCAACCGCTGGGTCTTGAAATTGTCTTGAAAATGAAGGAGCAAGATATGGCGCGCTTTCTTGAATTGACTGAGTAGTAGCCATCTTAAGACCTCCTCATTGCCTGTTCACCAGCGCGTTGAAGCGCATACATCATTTTCGCACCCTCTCTTCTTTGTTCAGCTTTACTCTTATTAGCGCCTTTTAATTTACCAATACCTCTAACCGCTTTAGCGTTAACAACAAATTCACCGTCACTTAACATTGCTGGTATATCATCAGAAGTCTCAGTGCCTGGTCCAGCTATAGGCCCATTCATCCTAGGAAAATCTTCAACCATATCTCCTTTAGATAGTTGCATTATGCCTCCATCAGCTAGATTTTTTGGACCACCAAAAACATTGCTTACTCCTTGTTGATAACTTGCCATTTTTTGTGGACTAAATATTCCAGCAAACTGAGACAATCCACCACCGCCAGTTGGCCTGCCAACAGCATCAAGCGAACCAGAGCCTTTTACTTTATTGCCAACAGCGTCCGTAGTGCTGGACATGGAGCCGCGAGAAGAAAGAGACTTTATATACTCAATTAGTTCTTCTCTAGTCATGTTTTCAAAGTCAACTTCCTCAGAACCCATGCCGCCCATGCCACCTAAAACTTTTCCTATACTTCCAAGAATGTTTCCTATACCACCCGACTCCGCTCCTGACCCTTGATTCAAAGAAGCAATACCGCCTTCGCTTGCTAAGAATGGAAGTGGTCCGAATGGCCCACCAGGCCCACCTCCATACGGTCCACCAGGACCACCTTCGGTTATGTCAGAAACAAAATCATAAAAGTCTTCCATCGATTTAAATTCAGGAAAACCTAGTTTTTTTCTTGATGCGTTGATCATTTCTAATTGATCAAGATTTGGTCCTAAACCAGCAACATCTTCCGATCCTGTATCAACTGTCCCGCCACCCGAATCAGTATCAACTGGTTCTTGCATCACAGGTTGTTGCACTACCTGTCTTGGCAAATCACCCATTGCAAATGGATTTGGCGCTTGGTAATTCGCATACATGGTCCCTGGAACATTCTGGTAATTAAGGTTAAAACCTTGTGAAGCTCCTTTGGGCAAGAAACTAACTTCGCTTGGGTCCATGTCTGCCAAAGTTTGTGGCAAATCAAAAGCACTGTGTTTTTGTATTTTACCTATCTGTGCTGCGGTATAATCATCAAAAGGTTTTTGTCTTGCTTCGATTGCTGCGGTTCTTTTCTTTGCAGCTTTCTTTTGTTTTCTAGCGTCAATTGCCCCTTTTACTCCTCCAATTATAGCGGGGAGAAATTGAAGAAAAGCTTCTGGTTGTCCGGTTTGTGGATTAATCGTTAAATCACCAACAGGAGAAGTCTTTCTTAAAATATC